TCTTTTCTAATTTAGCGATTGATAAAGGTTCTACGCTTTCTAGTCCATAATTTTTGATTAGCGACTTTTTGGCTTCTGCATCTAACACAAGCACTCTTGTGTTGCTGGGCTTGTCATCGTAAGATAGACGTGTAAATTTTTGACCAGCATCAAGTCTTTTTTTAATTTCTTTCTCTGCTTCTTTTTTAAGCTTTTCCATTACTTTAAGATTAGAAGTCAGGTTTGCTAATTCGTCATTACCTAGCTGTTTGATGTTGCTAGGTGTAAATTCAATGCGTTCTCCTGTTTCTAAATCCACTGGTAAAAGTGCAAAATCCATGTTTTATACCTCCAATAATTTATCCATAAACTCAATAGCAGACTGCCATTCACTTTCTGAAATGAATTTTTCTAGCTTTTCTTTGCTGTCAATCAATAAATCATACATATCAATCTGACCAATATCTAAACTATGTTTAATCATTTCATCAAGCAGCGGCTTATAATCTTCATACTTAGCGCATGCTATCTCACGCAATTCTTCTTGCTCAGCTTCAAACTGTGCATATTCTTCTTGCTCACGTTGGCTTGCTTCTTCATTCATCTTTATACCTCGTTCAAAATTCTGAAATAGCTAATTGGCATCAGTTTGCGTTCTAAGCCGTCGCGAGTGTAAAGGGTATATTTATCTTCCCCTTCCGTTTTATGTGACTGAGAACCTGCGTATGCACCGCGTGTAATGAATACAACTACTATGTCGCTTAATCTATTTTTCATTCCGCTTGCTCCAGTATTCTATATTTTGCCCGCTATGCTTATCTAGCTGTGCTGTTAGTTTTGCATGTTCGCTTGGTTCGAATCGTGTCATGACGTCTCCTTGTTCCTTTGCATATAGTGATATAGATCGTCAAGGTCATATAGAAACTTAGCGCCATTCCTGATGTAATATATTTCACCGTTATCTCTGAGCTTGGTTATAGCTGCTTTTCCGTACCCTGACATCTTCTGAGCTTCTGTGATAGTTCCAAATCCACGATTTTTAAGTGACTTCTTGCCATCTTTGACACCTTCCAGGTAAGCTTCCTTGGCTTGTTCTCTCAGCAGATTCATGAATTCTTCTCCGAAAATTTGACTGGATTCCATATTTTCCCTTTCTGTGATATAATCAAGTTATAATAATTTGATGTGAGCCAGTTTGCCGACTGGCTTTTTTGTGTTCAGCTAACTAACTCATCTTGTTCAACTAAAGGAAAATAACCATTTTTCTTCAAAACTTCATAAAGGAACTTACGCCCTTTTTGTTTCCAAGTCGTTGTAATTGATGTCCGTGCAATACCTTTGCTGTCTACAAAGTCTCGTGTACGACTTCCAATGTAACCCTTGCCCATGTATTTCGAGTAAAGTACCCATTGCTTATTAACTTTGCGTTGAATGCGCAAGTCATGCAAGATGCGATTAAATGATACTGCGCTATATCCGTAATCCTGTGCTATTTGAGTTGTCAGGATGTCGTCAGGACTTTCAAGAATTAGGTCGAGATAAGTTGTTTTTTCTCTGACTTCCTCTAACTCAACTTGCAACTGCTGTTTATCAAATTCAAGTGACTTGATTTGTTCTCCAGCTTGGATAAGTAAGTCAGCTAAACCATTGCCATGTAGAACGTCTTGTGCTTTCTTGTCTGTCATGTATGCGCCGTGTTTGCGGATAGTTGGGAGTACTTCGCTTGTAACCCAACGTTTGAATTGTTTTGCTTCTGGTTTTTTAGACTTCAAGATAAGCGAGTACAAACCTGATTCATTGATGATAGTGATATTTTGACTACCTCCAAGGGTGTCACTTTTCGTTACCCCCTTGTCTTCATCGTCTACATGGTCTGAAAGTGCTTTTCTTGAATTTGAATACCCAAGAATATCAGCGACATCTTTTCCGACAAACCAGTGTTCGTCATTGATTGTGATAACGCGGACATCTTGCCCGCTGAAATTGAAATTTTGTAATTGATTCATGTTTCTCCTTTCTATAATGTTCAAGAAACTCGAACTTGCAGATTAAAAAAATATTGTCCAATTTCTTCGACTGGGATGTTTAACAACTCGCAAGACTTTTTGATATCTGTATCTTTCCATCTTACTTTATTGTTAAGCTTTAGAGATAGAGAGCGTTCTGACAGCCCTAATGCTAGAGCAAAGTTATATTGAGTACCGTACTCTTCTGTAATTTTGCCTAGTAGTTTAGAATAATTAAAACTCATGTGGAAACTCCTTTTTTATTATTAGTTCAAATATCTTGAACTTTATATTTTAATTATATACCTATTTTTGAACGTCGTCAACACAAAAAGGTAAAATTATTTGAACTTTATTTATACCTACGCCTATACTAATTCCTCTAAATTTAACCATAACATCTCACTTTCTAAATGTTGCTATTTTAATATTTTTTAATGTCAACAAAACAGTCATTTATCATGTTTACCATCATAATGATTACTAATCAATGCGGTAACAATAGATAATACTATTACTGATACCCAAGAATAAATATTTGCGTTACTCATAAATACTGTACTTACTACCCAAAATGCCGTATATACCGCAAAATATAAACAAAAATTACTTATAAATTTCATTAAATTACCTCCTTAGTAACATCACATCTCTTACAACTCTTATGCTTTTTATCTACCCAGTAATACCAATCATGTTTAAAACATAGTAATTGTTTTATTTTTCTTTTAATTACTTCTAATAACGGTTCTTTCATTCTATTACCTCGTAAGTCTTTTTGAAAATATCAGGCTTGCATGGATAAAATTCGCCATCAACACCTTTGATGATAAAATCGTTATTTGATATTTCCATTACACCTTCTAATGTCTTGATGCCTGGTAAACCGTTAGGCATTTCATCATAATGAATCCAAGAATCGCCTACAAATTCTTTACATTTTCGGTATGACCTTGCGCTACACATTTTTAATTGCATCACTTCGACTTCAACTGGTTTTTTACGTGCTTTCATTTTTAAATCTCCTTTATTTACTATCAAAACGCCACACACGCCATTTTAACAATCTGGTACATATTTATACCAAAACAATATTAAAACGTCGTCAGCGTTGAATCTCGACCTCACAGGTGCTTTGAAATCAATTTACCTCTTTTGGCTGTTGTGCCTAAACCTTTAGCGTTTCGCTTAACAGCATCTGCATCCCCTTTAATTAAATTTCTAATTTCATACAAGCAAAATTCTTCATAGGTCAAATTATGACCTGTTTGTAAGTTGTGTAATCGTCTTCTCAACTCAATTTCTGGGTCTTTCATAGCTCTACCTCGATTTTCTCATAATTTCCAGTTTGCATGCTGTCGATTTCTTCTTGGGTGATTTTTTTTGCGCGATTTATATTGCTTGTTAAATATCCATCATTTGTTAAAAACAAATTTAAATATCCAATTAAATCGCTGCCTACATCTTCAAGTTTTATCTTATTCTTCAAATAGAACAGCTGCGGTTTTTCGACTGTGTAGCCGTCTAGCCATGCACGAGCGAAGTCTTCTGCGTTATCATCTTTCCAATGAATTGCTTTTTCATTTCCTTCTCCAGCGACATTGTGAGTACTACACATTAAACCGAATTGGATACCATGTCCTTTTTCTTTCAATTCTGATATATAATCCCCCACATGCTCAGGCACGACTGGAATGGCTTGCTGTGGTTGCCAATCTTTAAAATGTTCTGCTAGAAAACCGCCTAGAAATAACTCATGACCGTTATGTGTTCTGTCATGTGGACTAACTTTATTAAGTAGCTCTTTTTCAAATTCACTCATTTCATCTTCTCCTTAATTAATCCAATCAATCTCAGGATTCCCTGTATAACCTTTTTCCCAAATGAACCAGGCATAACAAGCTGCACTTGATTTATATTTTTCAAATTCGCCATTCATAGCACATATCAATCTAGAACTTGCCACATATATCTTTTTAGGCGGAAATTCATCAAAAAAGATACGTCTTGACTTGCTTTCTAAAAACTGTATTTTCAAAAACATAGCCACTTTGTTTCCGTCTGGAATTATTTCAAGCGAATGCTTAACAAAATCAAGCGCTATTTTGTATGGTGGATTAGTGATGATGTCCCCATCAAATTTTTCAACCGTAAAGAAATCCTTGACTGTTCCAAATCCACGATCGACTAGATCATGACTTTCAACTTGATATCCTTCGCCTTGTAAGGATTTAGATATATGACCCTCGCCACATGAAGGTTCTAGCACTCTACTTGAGAATTTTTCTTTTTCAAGCAATAACTCAACTGCTTTTGGGTCTGTAGCATAGTAGTCGTTAACCTCCCTTTTCAAACTGCTATGATTACTAGCTCCTAAAACAGCAAATGTGGTTGCTTTATTGCCTGTCCAATCTTTAGTCAATAATCTTCTCCTTAATTAAATACCGCTCTAACTCAGTATCTTTAGTCGTCAAAGCTCGCTCCATGCTATTGATGCGGTTGTAAATCCGTATCTGCTCACGTTTAACCTTGCTAGTCTCTAATGTCGACATAAGCGTAACAGCACCGAATAAGCAAAGCAATACGAGTATCACGTATAGCCATGATGTACTGATTGAATTTTGTTTTTTAGTCATTTCTATACCACCCTTTCAAATTTTCCTCAATCTTCTTTTACTTGATTTTTTTAGTTCATTTTGCATATTTTTCAATTTCAGAAAGGTTAGAAATTAGCTTTTCGGCTGTTTCTAACGTCATGTTTTTAATGCTATAAGTGCCTTTTCGATACTTTGTTATGACAAGCTCAGCGATGCCAGTTATTTTTGAAATGCGATAACCCGTGACATTAATGTTAAGAATTTCTTGTACTTCGTTTACTAAATTTTGCATTTTTTATTTCTCCATTTTTTTATTTATTTTATAGCCATTCATTGACTTCTTCGGCTGTTTCAACGTGGTAAATTTTAATTATTTTCTCTTGCTCCAATATTCTACATTTTTCCCGCTATGCTTATCTAATTTTGATAGTAGTTTGGCATGGTCACTTGGTTCGAATTTTGTCATGGCATCTCACTTCCTTTCTTTTTTTCTATACTTATATTATACCATAATTATTAAGCAATATAAGTATTTTAGTATTTAATTTTCATCTTTTCGGCTCTATTCCCATCTTCAAAATAGTAAATGCCGTCCCTTGTTTCTTCTTCAACCATGGAAAGGACTTGCTCGCTTATCCCTTTGCCTTTATATAGTCTCAAATTATAATCAATCTCGATTAAGATTGAATCCAATAATTCTGCTTTTCTTTCTGCTGACATCTTCATTTTGTCGTCCTCCTTTTATTTTTAATCTCTATTTCTAGTTGGTGCAATCAATACCTGAACCACCAATGCATTTAAACAGAAAAATGTAATTTTTAGTGGTTCATTTTCAGAGTTGTATTCTAATTTTAGATTGCTATCTGTAAATTCTAACTCAGTGTTATCATTAATCAAAGCTTTTACAAACTCAAATGCAGGTTTGACGGTCTTTGTGTTAAAATAAAATTCTTTTTCTCCTAACATAAGATGAAATGTTTTATCTGATACGGCCTTAGCCTTGGAAAATTCTTTTATTAAGTTCCAGATGTCATCACAAGTGCCATTGTTTTCAGTTTTTGAATCGAAAAGTTTATGAATGTTTGGATAACTGTATGCCGAAACATTTTTGATGCCTTTTAAATTATTTAAAATTTTGGCATCTTTTACACCAATGTAATTGTCTTGGATTGTTCTGTATGCGATGAATCTATTAGTTGCATACTCAAAGATTTTTTCTTCTGTGTACTCTGTTACTGCACAATTCAAATTGTCTTCAATTTTACCGACAAATTTTGAAAGTTTTGCGCAAGTTGATTTTTTCATGTCATTCTCCTTTTCGGCTTTGTGGTCATTTTCAGCCGTTGACCTTTTGTTGGTAGGCTTTTCTTTACCCTATATTTATATTATACAATACTTGTTAGGTATCGTCAAGTAGTTTATGTAACTTTTTTATTTTTTAAAAAGTTTTTCTAAAAACTTAATATCTTCATCGCTGTAAGGTGAGTAATTTTTTGATGCTTCAAAGTCTCCTGATTCGTTAAGAACCAAAGCTACCTTTCTGAGACCTTTAACAAAATAGTAGATAGGTTTCTTTTGCCATTGTGTCACAAGTCCATTATCGATTAAGTTTTGGGCATGTTCACTTAAAATTTTTGTTTCATCTTTAGCTTTCATTTCTTCAAGCATTTGGATTTTTCTTTTTAACTTTGTAATTTCAGCTCCTAGTGTTTTCATCTTTACAGCGGGCTTGGTTTTATTATAAGCTTTTGCCTCCTCGTTTCTTTTTTCTAATTCAGCTAATTTTGATTTGAAATAATCTAAATTGTTCACGCTTGTTTTAGCTCCGATGGTTGCATAAGATGTATTCCCAATAACATGTGCATCTTTCAAAGTTGAATTTTCGTTTTTAAATTCTTAAACTTTTTCAAGCATCTCGATTCTGTTTTCTTGTTTATCTTGCTCCACTGAGTTAGCTATAGACTTTCCGTAATGGCGTTTTAAATCTTTGTAGATATCTCTCCTGCCGATAATAACAGGTTGCCCAAATGGGATTAAATCGTGTTCTTTTCTAATGGCTTCCGTAATTCCATTTTGTTCTTCTTTTAGTGCTACCAATTTGTTTTTTGCACTTTCTAATTGTGATGTCATTTTGTTTTCTCCTTGTTTGTGTTATTTACTCTATATATATTATATAATACACATTAGGTAAAGTCAAGTGTTTTTTTCATATTTGTTTATTTTTTTATTTTATGTAAACTCATTTTCCTCAGACTGAATCAGACTATTGTAAAATAATAGAATTATGAGAAAATCACAAAGAAAAAATACAATATATAAAAATCTTTATATCTATAAAGCGCTTTCATAAAAAATTATTTTCTCGCAAACCCACGCCGTCATTGAGAAAGTAACTAAGTATATATATAAATATAATATATTATTTATATATATATATTATGTGTCTTTATAGCGTCTATAGGGGAAGCGCGAGGAAAGAAAATTTTCCATACTTTTTATATCCATGAATTGTTCATCTGCATTAAATCACAATGAAACAAGAAAGGCCGTTAGTTGTTTTTGTCTAGGATAGCCCTAGATTGCAATTTAAGGCACCTCTCGCACGTCCTAGCGTTGTTTTGGCATAATTATGCCCCCTACATCTAAAGGGGCCAAAAACGGCCTTAAAATGCCTTGTATTGTTTTGCCCAAAAATAGTAATTTTTTATCAGTATTTTTTTATCAGTAATTTTTTATCAGTAATTTTTTTATCTGGATTGAGTTGTTACGAAAAAAATACACAAAAATCAAAACAACGATATTTTTCAAGACAAGTGTTATTGCAATTAACAACCAATCGCATAATTTGACAATGATGTTATTTTGCGTTATAATAATAATTAGTTCCAGTAAGTTCCATGAAAAACCGTTTAAGACGGTAGCAAATTGTACAAAAATAACTGCAAACTATTTAGGTGTAGAGTAACAGTTATTTTTTTGTCATTAAATTTTAAAATATCCGATAAAAATCGGACAAAAGTTACAAAATAAGTGGTATAATACGGCTATGATGACTGCGAATAAAATTTCAATCACACACATTAACACGTATTATCGCATGATTCATTGCAGGCACGCCCTGCGTACATAGATATGTGCGAGCTTAACCACACTAAAAGAAAGCTAAGTTTATTGTGATTTTTGACTGCTAGGAAAGACTGGCAATTGATGAGAATTAGCTCAGTTGGTAGAGCGTCTGACTGTTAATCAGAAAGTCACAGGTTCGAGTCCTGTATTCTCAGTTATTAACCTTGGTCGGATTAACGGTTAATTAAAACTGCTTACGAAAATTATCAGTTGACAAGCATGGTTGCAATATGGATTACACTTCTTGATAGCCGTTCGATTCGGAGGTTGTCAGTAGGTTAGGGAACTCTGAAGGTAACTAATCTAAAGAAAGGTAGAGATTGCCTTCGGTTATTCTCTTTTTTACGAGGTTAAAATGAAATTATCGTTAGATGAAAAGAAAATAAGAAAAGGGAAACCAGTCGGATTGCCTTACCAAGGTAGCAAGAAAAAAATTAGTAAAAAGATTGTTGAAATCATTAAGCAAAACTTTGGAACTGATAAACCGATATATGACATTTTTGGCGGTGGCGGTGCAATCACTGCCGAATGCATTTTAAACGGCTTAGATGTCCGTTATAACGACTTGGACGAAGCTATTACTGATATGTTCCAAAAAGTTTTAAACCAAGATAGGTAATGGATTAAGACGTTAATCGTTAGTCGTGAGGAATTTTTTGAAATTAAGGCGAAGGAAAACAAGACGACCGATGACTCTTTGAAATTGCTGATTAATTCTTTTGGTAACAACAGAAAACATTATCTATATAGCACAGAATGGTCAGATATGAAGTATAACCTAGCGATTGAGGTTATTACTAAGCACGATGTGTTTAGCGGGTATAAACAAACTGAAACGTATAAAAACGCTAGACGACCATACGATAAAGGTAAACCTGAAAAAAACAATGTACTACAACAGTTACAACGGTTACAACGGTTACAACAGTTACAACAGTTAGAACAGTTACAACAGTTAGAACGGGTAGAACGGTTAGGACGGTTTGAACAGTTAGAACGGTTAGGACGGTTTGAACAGTTAGAACGGTTAGAAGCAACAAATTTAAGTTACAATTGCTTTTCGGATGTTAAAGATAGTATTTTGTATCTTTACCCTCCATATCAAGGAACACATAATTATTATAAGCTTGAATTTGATAGCTTGAAGTTTTATGACTGGGCGTATGAAATGGCTAAAAATAATATCGTGATAATTTCGAGTTATTCAATTTCAGATGATAGATTTGAAGAAGTTTATAGCTTTGATAAAGCTAGAAGCACGCTTCAAGGTGGGATCGGAAACGGTAAATGTGAAAAATTATTTATGGTTAAGACATAATATTAGGTATGACTTTTTATTTAAATTAAGTATTAAAAAATATCCCGATTTGACTTTTATTTTTCAAACTGATATAATCATTTTATAAATCGTTAGTTTTTACTAACGTTTTCCACGTTCTCAATTTTGAGAGCGTGGTTAAATATGGTTAGTTTAACAGGCTAGTACGCCCACAATCTAGGTGGAAAGTCGCAGGTTCAAGCCCTGCACCATATTTCTTTGGTTAAGATAGTGAGGCCATCGGTTTGAACCCGAGAAAAGATGTATCATGTAGAGATACACGACTATCATAATACGCACCGCCTATGTTTTTAATGTAGGCGGTTCATATTCAAAACAAGGACAGAAATGTCTTTTTTTGTGCTATAATTATTTTAAAAAGGAGTATTAAAATGGCTAAAAAAAGAAAAGTACATCAAAATTCATTGAAGAACTTAAAAAACATTGGCGACCGTTCCCCTGAAGAAAAGTTCGCCATCCAGTCCGCAGGAGGTAAAAAGTCAGCTGAAAATCGCAGAAAGAAAGCAAACTTAAGAAAAGCGCTTGACCTCGTTCTTATCAATCAGGCACCAACGCCTAAAATGAAGAAGACACTCAAAGAACTGGGCTATGAAGAAACAACAGAGATGGCGGTCATGCTATCTCTTATCCGTAAAGCCTTAACTGGGGATGTTGGCGCTATCCGTTTAATCAGTGAAATATCACTTACTAATGCAGAAATTCAAGAACGTAGACAAATTGCCGAAGTCGAAAATATCGAAATCAAAAACAAATTACTACTCGCAAGCGACACAACAGGAAAAGAAGTTAAGCAAGACGAACGCTTACAAGATATTGCTAAGAGCCTGAGTGAGTTGCTATGAAGTTTACCACGAAACAACGAAAAATTATAAGAGAGCTAAACACTAAAAAAGATTGGCATATACTCATAACGCATGGTGCTAAACGTAGTGGCAAGACTGTGCTGAACAATATGCTATTCATTAAAGAACTGGCAAAGGTTAAGGCGACTGCTGAAAGTTTGGGGATTGATATACCGCAGTATATTTTGGGTGGATTTACAATGTCAACGCTCCGACAAAACATTATTTCAGAACTTGAAAACATGGGCATCAAGATTAAGACTGACCGCTACAATAATTTCATGCTTATGGGTGTTTATGTCGTGCAAACCTCAACAGGCGATATAGGAGGAATCGGGCGCATAAGGGGGATGACATCATTCGGGGCTTACGTAAATGAGGCCAGCTTATGCAATAGAGATGTGTTTGACGAAATAATCGCACGTTGTTCTGGTGCAGGTTCTCGTATCATTTGTGATACCAACCCAGACAACCCAGAACATTGGTTATTAAAAGACTATATCAATAACGAATCAGACCCTCATATATTAAATTATCATTTCGAGTTAGATGATAATGAGTTCCTAGACCCTGACTACAAGCGCAATATTAAATTATCAACCCCAAAAGGAATGTTTTATGACAGAGCTATCAAAGGCTTATGGGTATCTGGTCAAGGCACTATCTATTCAATGTTTGACAAATCCAAGATGTCGCTGTCTGAAGAACAAGCCTATGGGCAAACCTATGAGCGTTTCTTTGTTGGTGTTGACTGGGGTTTTAACCACCCGACTGCTTTTACTGTTTGTGGATATAAGGACGGTGTTTACACACTCATAGAGGAACACTCAGGAAGTGGTAAGGCTATTAAGCATTGGGAAGAAGTAGCGCTTGATATTGAGAAACGCTTCGGAAGGGGCATACCTTTTTATTGTGACACAGCTAACAGCGAACACGTAAGTGACCTTATAAGCGTTGGAATTAACGCATTAGGTGCTAACAAGTCCGTGATGAATGGGATTGAATACCTCAGCAGTTTAATGCAGAATGGCAGGTTCTTTGTCAACTATGATTCTTGTCCGCTTTTTAAAACTGAAATTTATAAGTACGTTTGGGAAGAAAAGACAGGACAACCTGTTAAATTAAACGATGACTGTATGGATTCATTAAGGTATGCCATTTATAACGATTACTTGCAACACGCAACCAAATCAGCAACTATTGAAGACTTTAAAGTCTTACGGAAATTTATGTGAGGAATGAAATGACCGATATTTTAAAAGTAAATGGATTCGAAACAGACACAGACATGATAAGTGGTAGTTTAACGAGTGAAAAACTTATCTTTGATGTACAGAGTAACATTCACTATAAAGCTGATGGCATAGACGAGTTGTTAGGCGATATTAACACGGTATTTGAATTTATCAAACACCACGTTCAAAATCAGATTTTTAGGCTTTCTGTGCTTGATGATTACTACAAAGGGCGCAACACAGCACTATTCACAGCAAACAGACGACTTACGGAAAACAAGTCTGACCACCGCATTGCCCACAATTTTGCGAAGATTATCACGCAATTCAAGGTAGGTTATATCACAGGAAACCCTATCAAAATTACAGCTATTGATGATGACGTGACAGATAAAATCACGGAATTTAACGACCTGAACGAAGCTGATACCCTTAACACAGAGCTTATGCTTGATGTATCTAAATATGGGCGAGCCTATGAAATTCAGTACCGCAACAAAGACGATGAGGATATAAGCGTATTATCGAACGTTTTTGAAACATTTGTCATTTACGATACAGCCCTAGACCGTCAAGCACTTATGGGAGTTCGCTATGTAAAAGTTATCAAAGACACAAAAGACTATTACAATGTGACTTTATATACTGATAAGCAAGTCATTCAAATTGACGAGGTAGACTTAACAGCTTCTGACTTTAAAAACAAATTTGAAAACGCTGACTTCTCTAATCACTTTTATGGCGATGTACCAGTAATTGAGTACGCAAACAACCGTTTCCGCATGGGCGATTATGAAGACATGCTAAGTCTATTTGACGCTTACGACCAAGCGACAAGCGACACAGCTAACCACTTGACTGATACGATTAACTCACTATTAGTTATTTCGGGCGACTTTAAAGTGGCAGGACTTAAAGCTGAGGATATGTCTAATCAAATCAAAAAATACAACTTATTAGGTTTGCAGAGTGGACGTGACTTATCAGGCAAACAGACTAGCGTAGATGCAAAGTATATTAGTCCTGAACTTAATGTCAGCGATGCAGAGCTTTACAAGGAACGTTTAAGAAAAGATATTTTCACACTTTCAAACGTACCAGACATGACAGACCAAAATTTTAGTGGTAATTCAAGCGGGCAAGCTATGAAATACAAGCTATTTGGCTTTGAGCAGACTATTTCAGCGACTGAGCGAGTTTTCAAAAAGTCTTTGATTAAACGATACAAATTACTTTTTTCTAAGTTGAAAACATTAAAAGAAAGTAAAGGACTTAATGAACTGTTAAAAGTTACGTTTATCCCTAACTTACCTAAGGCAGTTACTGAAGAACTTAAAATGCTTACGGATAGCGGAACACCTGTTTCGACACGTACTAAGCTAGGGCTAGTGTCATTTATTGATGATGCAGATGTTGAGCTTGATTTGATTAGTGAAGAAGAAAAAAGTACACAACCTGTACCGAACCAATACCCTGATAACTTTACAACTGAAAATGAATGAGGTGCTGAATGGAAAGCTTCGAGTATTGGCGCAATCGTGAACATAAGACGATTGACAAGATAGAAAAAAACCAAGAAAAGTTTTTAAAAAGTATTTCAGATGAATATGACAAGGCGCTTGAAGATATTGAAAAAGAAATAAACAGGAACTTTTTAAAATATTCAAAAGACAACTTATTGACTATATCAGAGCTTATGAAAAAGGCTGATAAGTTTGATGTCGTAAAATTCAATGACAAGGTTAAGAAATATATCGAGCGTGGTGTATTTGACAAGTCCATGAATGACCTGAGCATTTACAACTTGAAGATGAGAGTTAGTCGACTAGAATTTATGAAAGCAAAGATTGAATTTGAAGTTGACAAGCTGACTAACCAATTAAAAAGCGAGTACGAGGAACAACTCAGAAAAGAAACGATTGATGAGTATAAGCGACAATCAGGCATACTTGAACCGCATATCAATTATGGCGCTAATACGGTTGCGGTAATCGTCAATAGTAGCTTCTACAATGCTAATTTTTCACAAAGGCTATGGGGCAATGGAGAAAGTTTAAAATCAGTTATCAACACAACGGTCAACCGTTTAATTTTGCAAGGTGTACACCCTGACAAGATGATAAGCGAGTTACGCAAGCTGTTTGGTGTTTCATATTCGGAAGCTAGGCGTGTGCTTATAACTGAAAGCGCTAGAGTACAAGGCGATGTACAAATTGACAGCATAGAGCAGGCAGGCTTTAATTCTTATGTTTATATTGCAGAACGCAGGTCGTGCGTGATTTGTGGCAGTCTTAACGGAAAAGTCTTTCTAGTGAAAGATAAAGAGATTGGCTTGAATATGTACCCAATGCACCCAAATTGTAGGTGCCGAATAGCACCTTATGAAGATGAGAAATAGTCTTGACAATACGTCATAATTTGGTATAATGAATTTGTGCTTGATACGCACAATCCTTTCTATCCATGTTTGTCATGTGGCTATCCTTTCAGAGTAAAAAAGCAATCGTTTTCCAATTTGACGGTTGCTTTTTTATTTTACTTTTGATATAATAAAAATGTAGACGATGTGATGATTGTTTGCCTCCTGTTGGTTTGGAAAAAGTCGCTTAAAATTTTAAGTGATTTTTTTTAATTTTCATGGTATAATAATTTTGTAACAAGCTTATCTCTTAAAGCTAAATAAATAAGAGGAAAAAATAAGCGTGTGTGAGTTGAATGTTTGTGGTAATCGTTTTTGGGGAAACGTGAGAGGGGTTACCGCTTTATGGCTTTCATGGGCAAAAAAAGAGGAGTATTAAAATGGCGGAAGATAACACAACCGTAGGCGAACAAGCAATTGAAAGTGCAGAGGGTGGCGAAAAAGAAACGCTGACTTTTACGCAATCAGAACTTGACAGCTACACGGACAAGAAAATCAATAAGGCGCTTGAAACTAAAACAGTTAAAATGCTTGAAGAGTTTGAGCAAAAGCGCAAAGAAAGCGAAGATAAAGCCGTGAAACTCGCACAAATGAGCGAGAGTGAACGCCTTAATGCAAAGATTGCTGAACGTGAACTTGAAGTTGAAAAACGTGAAAAAGAAATCAAACTTCAAGAATACCGCTTACAAGCTGAATCTGAATTGTCTAACCTTGATTTGCCTAAGTCTTTAGTAAGTCTTGTATTGTCTAATGACGTTGAAACTACTCAAAGCAATATCACGGAGTTATCAACAGCTGTTGATAACATTGTGAATAGTCGCATTAAAGAGCTTGCACAACAGGACACACCTAAAGGCGCAAAAACAACTGTTTCAAGCTCATCAACTCAAAACGACCTCATGAAATTCGCTCATGAGGCGAGAATTATTTAAGGAGATTTAAAATGGCACAAACATTTAAACCTGATAATGTAACGGTCTTACAAAACAAAAACGGAGAAATTCCAAGTGATACAACACTATTAATTCAACAAGCCGTTATCGCTAACTCTAAGGTTATGCAACTTGGTAAAGTTGAACCTATGGAAGGCTTGAAAAAAACTTTTGAAGTCTTTGTCAAAGGCGGGGGCGCTTACTGGATTAACGAAACTCAAAAAATCCCAACAGCTAAATCTGAATTTAAAACAATCACGATGGAAGCTAAAAAACTTGCTGTAATCTTACCAGTTTCAAATGAATACTTGACAATGAAAATGCCTGCTTTCTTTGAATTTATGAAAGATAAAATCGCAGAAGCCTTCTACAAGAAATTTGATGAAGCGGTAATTGTTGGTCATAACAACCCTTTCAAACAATCAATTGCACGTTCAATTGAAACAACTGGTAAAAACAAAACCGTTGCAATTTCTTATGATAGTATCCTTGGTCTTGAAGATGACCTCTATAAAGATGATATCGAAGCTAACGCTTTCATCTCTAAAGTTCAAAACCGCACAGACTTACGTAACTCTGTTAAAACAATCAATGGCGTGTCTCAATCACTTTATGAACGAGCAACAAACACGATTGACGGAGTAACAACAGTTGACTTTAAGTCTGAAAACTTCCCTAAAGGCGCTTTGATTGCAGGTGACTTTGATAACTTGGTCTATGGTATTCCACAAGGTATGACATTCTCAGTATCTGATTCAGCGCAGTTGTCAACACTTTCAAATGAAGACGGTTCGCCTGTAAACTTGTTCGAACAAGATATGCAAGCGTTACGTGTGACAATGCACGTAGCTTGCATGATTATCAAAGACGAAGCATTCTCAGCGCTTAACTTGCCTAAAGATGAGAAACTATCAGAAACTATGCCTGGTCATGAAAAAGCTATTTCAACTGATAAAGATGCAGTTACTAACTCAAAAACACCAACACCGCCTTCTGGACTTGGAGTCTAAAAACTGAAAAAATAAAGTAAAAAGGAGGGGTATTGATAAATGAGTGAAACAGAAATTTTAAAAGAAGTCAAGACTTTAATAGGTATTAAAGACGAAGATGATAAACAAGACAGCGTGTTAAATGTTTTGATTAGCAACACGGCTTCACAATTTAAAATTATTCTCGGAGAAACTATCATACCTACTGAACTTTACTTCATCTGGTCTAATGTCGTAGTCTCTAGGTATAATCGTCTAGGTCAAGAAGGTATGGTTTCATATTCACAAGAGGGCGAGGGTTTTCGCTTTCAAACGAGCGACTTTGAACCGTATATGACCTTGATTGATAAGTTTACTGGGGATGATGGTCATGGTAAGGTGGTATTTTTTACATGAGATACACAACTACCGTTACCGTCTTAAACGAGAAAAAAGAATACGTTTCAGATATTCTAGCTAATGTCACAGATGTTGGTACTGAAAAACAAAATCAAATTTTTGGTAACTTGAAAGAAGATAGAAAGTGCGTGAGAGTTCGCAACTTTGAACCTTTCAGAAGTGGTTATATGAAATTTGACGGTAAGATGTACCGTATTTTGAAAAAGATGACAACCAGCAAGTCAGATGTTTTCTATATTGGGGAGTACCGATAATGTCTTATTCTTTCTCTGTATCTGGTGTAAAAGAGTTTCAGAAACTTTTAAACACAGAAGACAAAATAAACAAAGTAAAAGACGTTGTAAGAGTAAACACAGCTCAGTTGGCAAGAAATGCTAGTAAATTTGTACCAGTTGATACTGGTACGCTTGCAAGGTCTGGTAAGAGCGCTATATTAGACGGTGGAATGACTGGCGAGTATAGTTTTAGCACCAATTATAGTGCTTATGTAGAATATGGTACACGGTTCATGTATGGCAGGTTCTATCTTAAAAGAGCATTTGACCTACAGACAGAAAAATTCTATAATGATGTTAAGGGGGCTTTGAATTGATAAATCCATATCAAGAAATGTTTGATAAAATAAAAGAGGTATCTGAAAGTTTAGGCTTTGATACTTACGATTATCTACCCGATGAGTTTACAAAGTACCCTTTTATATTTGTCGGAGAAATGTTTCAAAATGACGAGCTGACTAAGACTAAAAATCGAGGACAGTTAAATATTTTGTTACACGTTTTTGACCATCATGATAGACGAAAACAAGCTCAAGAAATGCTAAACAAATTGTTTGCTGAGGTATCTTATATCGGTAAAACAGAGCATTTCAAGTGGCACGAAAAACAATCAGAAATTCATATCATGTTTGACAACTCAGACAGTACACCATTAGTACATGGCGTGCTTGATATGGTTTTAGAGTTTGCATAAAGGAGATTATAATAATGGCTGAAGTTATTGAGGGTAAACGAGTTATCCTATTGTTCCGTTTGGTAAGAGAACGTGCAGTAAAACCCGCAACACAGTTGGCATACGAAATTAGCAATACGCTTAATCGTGAGCGAAATACTGAGGAACAAGAAACAAAAACGGGAATGATTAAATCTGTAGGCGCATCAAATGAAAGTATTGAATTTGAGTTCTTGCAGTCGTCAGCAGAAATTAACGAGATGTTAAACTATGCTTACGAAAACAACGAAGAAGTAGAGTTCTGGCGTGTGAACCTTGACAAAAAAGATAAAACTGGTAAATATGATGCTTATACTGGTACTGGGTTACTTGCATCTTATCCATTATCCGCTGAGGTTGCTTCTAATGCAACTATCTCGACTACTTTGAATATTCAAGGTGTTGTAGGTCGCATTAACGCTACAATCACAAGCGACCAACAAGAAACAGCGCAAAAATACTATGATACAGTTGCAGGTATTGCTGAAGCTACTAAAGTTAAAGCCTATGAACCTAAAGGGCAAGTTACTAGCACGGCAGTATAACCTCAAAATAGCATTTTAAACCACCGCAAGGGCAAGCATTTGGTTGCTAGTCCTTGTTTTTTTAAAAATAGAAAAGAGAAATCAAAATGGCAAAAGCAGTTAAAACAAAAGACGTTAAAGCAGTAATCGCAATCGATGAAACAAATTACAAACTAATTTTTGGTTTGAAGTTCCTCAAAGAAATTGGTATGCTACCGAACAGTTCAACAGATAACACGGTTGCATTTTCTGAAATGGTTGGCGGTATTATGGAGTTTGACCCTTTTTCATTGCTTAAAGCCTTAAAAGCATCTCTTATCACTTATGACGACTTGGACGAGAAAGCGATTGAAGAATGGTTTGAAACAACTGAACAAGTAGATTGGTTGTTTGAAAATTTTACGAAGTTCTTGGAATCAGCACCATTAACAGCCAAGAAAACGAAACAACTGATGGTGTACTTCAAAAAAGCGATGGCAGAAATGGAAATCCCAGAGGTATAACTTTAACCTATCATCAAGCGGTCGTTAATTGTTTTAGGTATTATCCTACTTTGACAATTAAAGATATTGACAGGATGACTATTGATGAGTATTATATCAGATTAGAAAGTCAACAGCTTGCTGAACTTGACAATGAGTATTTGGAATACGTAAATGCTTTAGCAGTCAGAGCTTATAAGGCTACAAACAAAGCCGGAGATAAGTACTTGTATAACAATGTTATTGATTTGTTTGACAGGAAAGATATCGAAAGAAAAATGACAAACAAGGGGGAAGAAAAGAAAAATGATAAAGCCATGCTTATGAGTATGGCTTTAAATAAAATGAAAGAAAAAGGGGACTAATATGTCACTATCTCAAATAATAACAGCTAGATTACAAGCTAGAGATGAATCTTTTTCAAGCACCCTAAAAAAAGCAAGTAGCGCACTTTCCGAGTTTTCAAACAGCGGTAAGCAGATAGCGCAATCACAATCAGGAATCAATAGCACATTCAAGTCAATGGCAGGTGCTATTGGTCTTGTTAAGGTTGCAAGCGCTGGCATTTCAACTATCATGAATAATATGGAGGGTGCAGTTTCACGTTTCGACATCTTGCGTAACTTCCCAAAAATCATGCAAAACATGAATGTTCCAATTGAAGACAGCACAAAGGCAATCAATGAGCTTTCTGACGGTATAGACGGGTTACCAACCTCGCTTGATAGCATTGTAAAGACTACACAGCAACTTTTTCCAATCATGAACAACGATATCAAGAAGGCTACTAAAAGCTCGCTAGCGCTTAACAACGCATTTCTAGCGAGTGGCTCAACAAGTGCGGATGCTAGTCGTGGACTTATACAATATAGTCAGATGTTAGCAGTTGGAAAAGTTGATATGCAGGCATGGCGCACGCTTCAAGAAACAATGCCATATGCACTAAGCAAGACAGCTAAAGCGCTTGGAATTACTAGCGGGAACACCTCAGAGCTATATCAAGAATTAAAATTTGGTGGCATTACACTTGAACAGCTTAATGATAAATTCATGGAGCTTAACGATGGTGTCGGTGGCTTCGCTGAGGTAGCAAAAACAGCAACTGGCGGTATTGGAACAGCTTTCGCTAACTTTGGAACACGTGTCAAAAAGGGGCTTGAAAAAGCCTTGGGCGAGTTTGATAACACAGCTAAGCAATTGACTGGTTTAGATATTGCAACTATTATTTCAAACGCAGGTACTAAAGCATCAAAAGCGATTGAAGGAAGCGCTAAAAAGATAACTGGCTTTATTAACAATAATAAAGAAGTGATTAAATCTTTCTTTGACTTTATAAAAACAAAGTTTGAACAAGCTAAAACATTGCTTACACCGTATGTTGAAGCTTTTAAAGCAGGTTTCAAAGAAATAATACCACCAGTTAAAGAGGCGGTAGATGCAGTTATCACAAGCCTTGGTTTACTCAGAATACAACTTGACGCATCTGGAAGCGTTGATAAATTTAAGTCAGGTATCACAGTTGCAACTGATGCCATTAAAACATTCGCAAACTTTGTACGTGATAATTCTGATAAAGTAGCTTATTTAATTGAACAATTGCCTAAACTTTTGGCAGGGTATATGGCGTTTAAAAAGATAACTGAAATCAGTAAAAGCATTGCAGGTTTTTCAGCTAACGTTTTAAATACGTCTTCTAAAATAAATGACTTTGTAAAAAAAGCTAACACTTTCACAATTGACAACATGAAAAAAGGTCTTGATATTATAAGTCCTAAATTGACAACGGTTGGCAATGGATTTAAATCACTAGGGAGTGCAATTTCACACCCTAAAACTACATTGATTGGTTTTGGGGAAACACTATCTGAGTTCTCTTTGAACGGTCTTAGTGCAAGTGGTATAGTTGCTAAAATGTCAAGCGCTTTTAAAGTCGGGTTTGTCAACGCTATGTCAATAGCAGGAGGAGCGGTTAAAGGCTTTACAGCTACATTAATGGCTAACCCAATTGGGCTAATTTTAGCAGGTATCACAGCATCGGTTGCGGTGTTTGCATTGTCTTGGAAAGGTA